CGCTGGAATCTCAAAACTTGCACCAACAACTGACTTAGCAGTGGGAGCAACAATCACAGCAAACGTGAGCACAGGAGCAATCACCGCAAGTGGCTTAGCAGCAATAATTAACGCTCAAATGAACAGAAGAGGCGTTGTCATCATCGGCGGAGCCAACAACGCAACAGTCGTCATAATTTTCGGTTAAAAGGAGAATGATGAAAAATGTCGTTTAATGAAGATGCCCTAACATGGGTAGATAGTGGCGCAATTCAGTATCCCGAACTACATCAACAATTGCTCGAACTCACCATGCCAAATCTCGTTGTAAAACGGCTATTGGTCGATGATGTTCTCAAACACGGCAGAACAAAAACCTACGTAAAAGAAGCTGGATCCCGAAGCGTTGGCATAAGCGAAATAGCTCCAGGCTCAGCAGTCCCCGTCGATTACACACCATTAAGCTACGCAGTGGTTAGTCCATACAAACGAGGCGAAGGAGTCGAAATTCCCAAAGAAATCGTTGAAGACGTAGACCTGCCAGTTGTCAATCAGCAACTCAAAAGACTCGCAAGACGTTTAGCCTTCCAAATTGAAACTGACTGCATAAACGTGGTAGATGCAGCATGTCCAGCAGCCAACTCTAATGCGTGCACCGGCAAAACCATAACTGTCACAGGAACCGAATTTACAAAGGCTCAGACTCCAGGTATGGAAGACTTCAACAACGCAGAGGCATTAATCAACAAAGCAGATTTCCAAATGGACACGATCCTTTGTAACCCAGTTCAGAAACGCGACATAAAGAACCTGCCAAACTACAGCTTGCTCCGTGACGTTACTAGCCCAATTACTCAGCAACCGATGCAGATACTCGGCGAATGGGAACTCTGTTGGAGCAACGTAATCCCAGCAGGCACAGTCTACTGCATAAGCACAGGCAAAAACCTCTCAGCTGCATACGCTCCTCTTGGCTACTTCCTTGTTAGAAGACCTCTAACAACTGATGTAGACTTGATTAAGAGCAAAGAAATCGTCAAACCATTGCTAACAACGCGGTATGCACCCATAGTCACCAACGGTGAATGCGTCGCCAAGATCACAGGTTGCTTAACAAGTTAAACTAATTTCTTTTTCTTTTTCTGGCCAAATTCAAAACGCTGGCTCGCTATAGCGTTACGGTTTGGAGAAGCGAGCAAAGAAAGTGAATAATAATTTAATAACAAAAATTTGAGGCTTTGAAATGTCTGTACCTGAGTTTACTTCGATATCTGAACTTATTAGCCATCTGAATGCAACAGGTCCAGACACTAACAGCAACTATACGGTTTATGGTCTAAAGATTTCCTCGGATTCTGTTCAGGCGCAGGTTGATCACGCCAATAAATACCTCTATTCCATAGTGCCTTCTCTTTTGGGTCCGACTGATCCCCGTTATGTCTGCGCACAGTTAGCTGCTCTTGATCTTGCATGTCTTGGGGTTTTGGTTACGGTTGTTGGCGGCAGCCTAATTGGCGCTTACGATTATGCTCTGGGAGACATGCATATGCAAAGAGCAGGTCCATATGCGAATTCGATAAAGATCGCGATTCAAGGTTACAGCCAAAGTTTTGTCTCTAATTTGATGAATGTTTCCACAGTGGTAAAATTAGCACATTCTTCCCGTCATATTCCTCATTACAGTGGGCCAGAGCTCTCACTTTAGGAGAAACAAAATGAGTTTACCCTTAACAGAATTAATCTCGACTTTGCTCCAAACCAATTGGACTAGTGCTGGCACGGGTTTACTTGTTACTGATGTTAACTGGAGTCATACCCGTTTCGAAGCCGTTAGCCAACTAGACGCAATAGCGGAAAACGTCATTATAAGCACCTATAACCCGCCCAAGCCAACTAAGAGCACTTCAAAAACGCTGACCTTTACGTTAGTTGAAGAGCTTATCATAATAGATCTCCTGGTTAAGCCCTCAACTTCTCTTGAGACAGCCATTCAAACTCGCGAAATCATTGCAAGATGGATCCAGGATACAGTGCAGATTAATCAATTATTAGTTTCTGGCCAGGCAGTGGTTGAAATTACTGATGAATTGGTCAAGGCAGAATTACCTAATCTGATTCGCAGTGCTTGGCTTTTGAAAGGAACAAGGTTTCAAATTAAAAAATAGAGGGATTTTCTTTGAGCATCAGCTGCAGCATCACAAAAATTAATCTTATTTTAGCGAATCTTGCGCAAAGTATGCCCAAAGAAATTGTTCCAGAATTTGTGGAGAACCTTGCTGATGCCTGCTTAGATAATGCGTATAAGCGTGCACCATGGCGCAGCGGCTTCTTAGCGATGAGTCTTACCAAAAAGGTAGATGGGAACACTGCTCAAGTTACTCCCACAGCATCTTACGCAAAATTTGTTTCTCTTGGCACTAGACCTCATCAAATTAGGCCACGCAACGCCAAAGTATTACCTTTTCCAGGAGGGCAACTTGGAGGCATGGTGTTTGCTGCAGTTGTGAATCATCCGGGAACGCAGCCAAATCCGTACCTGCAATTAGCTGCCCAGGACACAAGAGAACGGGCTTTAGAGATTTTCCATCAAGTTTGGATAAATTATGCGGGGCTATAAAAACGAACAAGAAAAGAACATTCAAAAAACGAATAATCAAAATACTTCTTAGCCCAGTTCTCGCAGCCATTTTTCTTATGGGTTGGGTTCTTTATTATTTTGGCAACAAGAGCTTGGATCGAGTTACCCGAGTAAAAAAGCACCTTAGTTATGTTTTTCATATCGCTGGAATTTCCTCTTTGCTTGGCGGCTCTTTTGTAATGTGCTGGATATTCTATACAATCGCCGGATTACACCGAGATTTCCGATTATATGAAAACTCTGCTTGGATAAGATATTCTGAGTGCGTCTTAGTCGGGATCGGCGTTATCTACGCACTTTGGTTGTTGGTCACTTTCATAAACAGAGCTTCCAAATAATCCGGGGCTACAGTGTTTGCATCTAGATCTTCGCTTAAAATTAATGAAAACTTTGCTCAATGTCCCGGTACGGCTGCTGGATCGGTTCTTGCCTGAACGCGAACCAACTTTTCCGCAAACAAAGATTTTGGATTCCATGTATAAGCGGATGTATCAAGCCTATCGCCTCGAGGTTGCTCAGGGCGTCTTTAAGGAAGTTGGCAAATTTGAGGGCGACGGCAACTTTCTAAGGATGCTTAGAGTTTCCCAGAAACTGCTAACGGCGATCGGTGACGATGACCGTTACTATCGCGAATGGATTGGCCTTCTGATTATTCTTGCGAAAGAAGAATATGAAAAGTGGTTAAAGACGCTCACGCCTGCAGAAATTAAGTATTGGTGTCAAGCACAGTGGTTTGTTAGCCCTTCTTACTTAAGTGATAAAGCGATTTCAGAAGTCAAAGAACAGTTGGCGCCCGATGTCTTGGCGTATTATCTGCACATTTTATCTCGCCCTGGTGGCCACGTGGATCTGGCTGCTTTGGCTAAGATAGATTCCTGAGAACAAAAATTATTGGAGGAAAAAAAATGAGTACACCACAATTAGGCAGAATAGCAATTGTTCAAGTCAATGGAGCAACGGTTGCGTATGCACAAGGCTACAACATTAAAGAAACAGGCAAAGCAGTGACGGAATATTGTCTTAATCCAAACGGCAGCGGAGATTGGCCAGCGCTAGGCTTTAGCGGAAACAAAAAAGCTACAATATCAATTGATGCTCTCTACGTTGACAACACCTACGTAAACATGTTTGAAAATAACGCTCCCATAACAGTTATCTGCGGCCCTCTTGGCTCAAGCGGTGGCAACCCCAAAGACACCTACAGCACAATAGTCACAGATGTTGAAACTGTCGTGAAACATGAAAACGTAACTGCCCTGAAAGTCTCACTTGAAGTAATTGCAAAGCCAACACACGGCACCTGGTAAATCGGTGAAATTCATTGGACCCAAATGAGTTAATTAAGCAAGCACAGGAGCTAGAGGAAAAGCGTAAGGCGGCAGCTATCGCAGTTGGCAATTTTGATCCTATAAAGACATTAGCTGATTCTAACGCAATCAAAGAGATTTACGATGAGAAATTCGGCGTCATCAAATACGGTTCTCTAACATACAAGGAAAACAAGGGCATCAAAGCTATTACTGATATGGAAGATCGCACAACAAACATGGTCTTTCTGATGCTGAAAAAGGCTTATCCGGAGCTGACGATTGAAGACGTTGAAGCTTGGGGTTTTGAAAAAGTTGCTCGGATGTCTTTCCTGATAGGTAAGGAAATTCGGGGTTTTTTACCAAAGCAGACATAGCGGCAAATGTTAAGGCTCAAAATATCGGCATAATTTTGCATGAATTTCCCCAGTACAACTTTGCTACGCTAGGGGACTTAACTGATTCCCAAATTTCTTTTTTAATATCTTGGTTAGAGTGGGCTGGAATAATTAAGCGAGAAAAAACGGCATGACTGAAGAAATCAATATTTTGCTTACTGCAAACGATGAGGCAAGCGGTGTTATAGCAGATGCCAGCGAACAAATTGATGGCAGTCTTCAAGAAGTGCAAACGCAGACAGAGGAACTTGAAACAACAACCTCACAATCCATGAGCAGTGTTGCAGCGTCTCACGAGGAAGCATCAACTTCTTTCAAAGACACCGCAATGACGATGAATACTTTGGCATTATCCGGCGCCAACCTAGTTATGAGTTACAGTAATATTGAGAATGCTGAAGTTTCGCTTGACAGGGCACACGTAACTTTAGAGAAAGATACTAACGCAGTGCAGGCAGCTCAAGAAAAATATAATGAAGCCGTCGCAAAATATGGTCCTAACAGCCAGGAAGCAACGGATGCAGCAAATAAGCTCAAGGCTTCACAAGATTCATTATCTGTTGCTCAAGAAAAAGCTGACGAAGCCCAAAGAAACGTCAACAACACAATGATGATGAGCGCACTAACCGTTATTCCCAGCGTAATCGGTATTTTGGGTAGCTTAAGCTCAGTTACGGGTATATGGTCTGCTGCGACTGATGCTAGTATTCTTGCTCAATATGCTTTAGGAACGGCTTTAGACTTTTTATCGGCTAACCCGATTGTTTTGGTGATTGCTGGCATTGCTGCTCTCGCCATAGGGCTGTATGAAGCCTATGAGCATTGTGGACCCTTCAGAGATGCAGTTAATGCAGTGGCCAGCGTTCTTGGGGGCGCGTTATCGGCTGCAGTTAATGCTGTTTACCAGGGGCTTTTGTGGCTTTGGAATAACGTGCTCGTGCCGCTGGGTCAATTCTTAGGCTCAGTTTTCAACATGTATTTACAAAGCTGGATCGCCACATGGAACATACTCAAAGCAGCCGTGGACAACGTTTATGACGGGTTAAATTGGCTTTGGAATAATATTCTCAAGCCTCTAGCTAATTTCTTTGGATCCGTTTTGCTTGCTGAATGGAACGCTTTTTCTAATGGGCTCAGCTGGGCTTACAATACTTTGATAAAGC